CACCTAGTGAAAGTTCTATTCAACCAGAATCAGAAACACTAACACCTACACCAACACAGACACTCACACCTAATTTTACTTTAAGTCCAACAAAAACCCCGACATTAACACCAACGATTACAAAAACCCAAACAACAACACCAACAATAACTAAAACACAAAATAATACACCTGAACCCACACCAACAAGAACAAAAACACCAACACAGTCAGTAACCAAAACATTAACACCAACAAGAACTCCAACACCAACGAGAACAAAAACCCCAACACCAACGAGAACTCCAACAAGAACAAAAACACCGACACCAACAATTACAAGTGGTGGTTGTCAATATGCGTTAACAGTTTGTTATAATTGGACCATTCCAGTTGGAGTCGGTGCAACTAACTATAGTTATTTCAATTGTATAACAGAACAAAATTCGGTTATCGATAATTCAGTTCAACGAATTGTGTGTTCTACAGGTAGGCCTCAAGCACAGGGTCCTGGTCCTGTTGCTGTACAAGGATCTCAGTGTGATACTGTCTGTTTACCACCGACTAGTAGTACACCAACTATAACGCCAACTGTAACACCAACTGTAACGCCAACTGTAACACAAACATTACCACCATGTCCATATCCCTATATCTATTGTTTTAATTGGACAATTCCAGTAATTGGAGATCCAACATTTTATGATTATTTTAATTGTATAACTCAAACATATGTGAGTGTGCTTTCTAATATAGAACGAGTTGTATGCTCTTCGAGTAGACCTTTAAGACGTGATGGTACATCATCAGCATTTTCAGGATCTTCGTGTATAACCTTATGTATTCCTCCAACACCGTCACCAACATCAACGATGACCGTTACACCAACTAGAACTTGTACTCCATCTGTCACCACATCTCCACCACCACCAGTTATTATTTCAACAATTGTTAACGTATCTGGTTGTGTTGGTGATATTGTCGAAGTTCCGATTAATATAAATATGAACCCTTCAGTTTCAATAGGGTCGCTAAGTTACGCCATAAATTATAATAGTTCAAATTTATCAGGTGATACTTCAAACAAAATATCACAACTAAATCCATTATTTAATAACGTAACAACAAATTTCGGTAATTTTCCAAGTATTGGTTACCAATTCAGAGCCGCGTGGTTTGATCAGAATGCCGTATCATTTAATGGTGTAATTTTTAAAGTAAGGTTTAAAATTTTAACTCCGGGTACACATGAATTGAGTTGGGATACAATAAACTTTGGTAATTGTGAATATACGGATGGTGAGGCAGTTACAATTGAACCTGTTTCGTGGATAAATGGATCTGTTCAAGAAGACCCTAATTGTAATTCATTTATTGAAATAGTACCATCTGTAAGTGTTACTCAAACACCTACTGTAACTCCAACAAAAACAACCAATAACACATCTCAAAATACAATTTTTCTAACATTTAGTTAAAATGGATAATATATTAGAAACAATACAGAACTTGTTTGAATCAACCCCTGATGAAACACAAGTCGCTTTATCATATAAAATTAAAGACGGTGTAGTCACTGATGAAATTTGTATTGGTTTCCGAGTAGCCAAAAAAAAACAATTATCTGAACTATTACCTGAAGAGGTTTTACCATCTGAGGTATTTGTCAATGGTAAACGTATAAAAACAGATGTATTAGAGGTCGGTACAATAGAACAATTATCTTGTGTAGAATCTTTAGGGTTGAATTGTGATGATACAACTTGTAATAGTTGTTTTGATTGGTTATCACAATCTGTTCAAAACAAACAAAGAATAAGACCTATTGTCGGTGGTATATCCTTAACATCTCAAAATAGAATTGGTACCGTAGGTACATTGGGTCTCCTAGTTGTTGATAATGATACTAATTGTTTATTGGGTTTAACAAATAATCATGTTGTCATAAAAAACCCTTCTTTAGTGTCAAAAAGAAATACAAATTATCAAATTCAAAATGAATTAAATAATTTTGTTTATCAAGACGGTGAAAATCCAAATCAAGTTCTATCTGATCCTAATTATTTCAAAATTGGACAAGTATTAAAATATGTTCCTTTGGATAATTCAAAGTATAATCAAGTTGATGGTGCGGTCTTTTCGATTAATTCAGACATTTCATCAACTGGAAGTTCTTCTTCTGTTCTTGGTTTATCGGGTCAAAATTCTTTTTTGTCTTTCGCAACAACTCAAGAGATTGATGATCTTTTAGTAATAAATCCTCCAGTAAAAAGTTCTGGTAGAACTACGGGTATCAAACAAGGTAATTGTGGGTTAAGAATAACATCAGTATCACTTAACACGAGTGTTCGATATTATTGGGGAATATCTGGTGGAACTACAATTAACAGATCGGTCTCTTTCAATAGGTTAATTGAATTTACTCGAAATAATATTAACTGTAAATACCCAGTTGCTGCTGGTGATTCTGGTTCTGTTCTAATTGCTGAAATTAATGGAGTAAATAAAATTATTGGATTAGTTTTTGCTGGATCATCTAATGGTCTTGTTGGTGTCGCGTCTAGAATAGATGACGTGGCTTCTCAATTAAATATAATTCCTTGGACAGGACAAACCGTTAATTATGTGAGTAATATTTCAACTAAAACAGTACAAGGTTTGTCTTCTTTACTTGAAATTTCGTGTAATAATCAAACTTTTTGGCAAATGGGTACGACCTTAACCGATAATCCTTGTTAAATATTATAAAACAATCTATTTTATAGATATTTTGTTATAAATCATAATATTTATATGAAAACTAAAACTTTTTTAAATTAAAAATAATATATGGCAACTTCAAATAAAATTTTTGTATCGCCTGGTGTTTACACTTCAGAACGAGATTTAACTTTTGTAACACAAAGTGTTGGTGTTACCACGTTGGGATTGGTCGGTGAAACCATTTCTGGGCCAGCGTTCGAACCTATATTCATAACAAATTACGATGAGTTTTCCGCTTTTTTTGGTGGAAGTTCTCCTGAAAAATTTGTAAACACTCAAATCCCTAAATATGAATTGGCATATATTGCAAAATCTTATTTACAACAATCAAATCAATTGTTTGTCACAAGAGTTTTAGGTCTTTCTGGTTATGATGCGGGGCCATCTTGGTCTATTTTAACACAAGCAAACGTCGATGGTACAACGGTAGAAGTTACAGATTCTGTTGGCTTGCCTTTTACCTGTAATTTTAATGTTGATAGTTCTGGTAATGTGACATTTATTGCCCCGCCTAATGCTTTTTGGTCTGCAGATTTTTATAAACCATATACTCAATTAAACGGAACACCATCATCGTATGCTTCTCAGTTTACCTCTTTGATTTCTTTAGTTGGCACTAGTACCACAAATCAAACATCTAATGTTTATATTTTTGGTACATTACCATCAAATATTTATAATAGTATTAGAACTCAATACACAGGACAAACAAATGTATTTGGATGTTCTGGTCTCACAACAGATACGGCAGATTTTACATCACCTGATAACGATGCGTGGTATTATGCCGCCTTCAACCCTCAACCACAATACAAGTACAGTGGTTACTCATTTTATGCTTATGTGGCCACAATAAATATTAATCCAGGTGGCGGATACACTGGTCAAATAAGTGGAGCGTCGTTTACTTATTCTGGTGATTCTTTTACACAATATGACGGGATTGTTGTTGCTACTTTGAGATCCAGAGGTATTTCAAATTATGATTCTGGTGGTGATGGACCTGCTTATCAGGTTACAGGATTAACTAGTGTTGGTTTAGATTTTACAGGTTCGTATTCCTCGGTCACTCAAAACCCTTTCGTACGGTTTGCAATTACAGGTACAACTGATGGAACATCAAACCCAAAAAATTTCTCCTTTGTTAGTTCGTTCTCAAATACAGATCAAAATTATTTACCCTCAGTTTTAGGAAGAACTAATTTTTCCAAACCTAGAACTGAAGTGCCTTTGTTCATCGAAGAAATTTATCCAACATTAATGACCTATGGTTACAATAAGGGTCTCATTCGTGGACTTAGATCTGAATTGGTAGCAACTCCTGGTTTAAGGTATGGTTATACAACAAATTCAATCGCTAATTATTTATCAAGATACAAAACCGCTGAGTCCCCTTGGGTTGTTTCTCAATTACGTGGTAGTCAAGTAGAAAGATTATTTAAGGTCATTACAATTTCAGACGGAGATTCCTCGAATAGTCAAATTAAAATTTCCATTCAAAATATTTCTTTCACAAATAATACTTTTGATGTTGGTGTTCGTGATTTTTTTGATACGGACGCTAATCCCGTTTATCTAGAAAAATTCACAAATTGTTCTATGGATATTACATCAAATAGTTATGTTGGTGTAAGAATTGGTACTGTTGATGGAGAATATGCACTAACTTCCAAATATATTATGTTGGAATTAAATTTAGATGCACCTGTTGATTCACTACCTTGTGGATTTGAGGGTTACGTAATGAGAACCTATTCTTCACTTGAAACTTCTCAACCTCCTTTTCCGATTTTTAAGGTTGCTTACAATTATCCGGGTGAAGTTATTTATAATCCCCCATTTGGTATCACCTCTGGCCCAGTTGCTGGTCGAGGATTGTCCAATGCTATCGAAAGTGGTGGTGATAAAGTTCGTTCGACTTTCTTAGGTGTCTCGTCTCAAATAGGGTATGATCCTGACTTTTTTCAATACAAAGGTCAACAACCACCATCATCAGCATCACAAACCTGTATTTCTGAAGAGTTTGTTCCGTGGGATTACATAACACCTGGTTTTCACATGGATTCTGGTGCAACTGTTGTATTGATTACAACTGGCCCCACATCTGGAACACCAGCTTTTGAGTGTGGAGATGCTTCATTTAGAAATGATCCTCAAAGTGCGGATAATCCATACTTTTCGATTCAAGCTCGTAAGTTTACATTCTTGGTTCAAAAAGGGTTTGATGGATGGGATATCTATAGAGAGTATAGAACAAACGGAGATGGTTTTATTGTGGGTGGTATGGGATATCAAAGAGGTGCTTGTTCATCAATTAAATATCCATATGCAACAGGTTGGGGTGCGTTTAAACCAATATTGTTTGGTAATACCACAGAATATGCAAATACTGATTATTACGCGTACCTGATGGGTATTCAAACATTCGCAAATCCCGAAGCAACCAATATTAACGTTTTTGCAACTCCAGGTATCGATTACATTAATAACGCTAACTTAGTGGATGATGCGATTTCTATGATTACCTATCAAAGAGCGGACTCCATTTACATTGTAACAACACCTGACTGTAATGTGTATCTACCAACAAATACTGATAATTTTATTTATCCAACCGAAGCTGTAGACAATTTGGTTAACTCAAACATTGATTCGAATTATACAGCAACATATTATCCATGGATTTTGGTAAGGGATACCGCTACAAACACACAAATTTATTTACCACCAACTAATGAGGTTTGTCGTAATTTGGCTTTGACTGATAATGTGTCCTTTCCTTGGTTTGCGACCGCGGGATATACTCGGGGTTTGGTTAATGCAGTTAAAGCAAGAAAAAAATTAACACAAGAAGAAAGAGACACATTGTATCAAGGTCGAATTAACCCAATCGCTACGTTCTCAGATGTTGGTACTGTAATTTGGGGTAACAAAACACTCCAGATCGCTGATACCGCGTTGAACAGAATTAATGTAAGAAGATTGTTACTACAAGCAAGAAAGCTTATCTCCGCGGTTGCCGTTAGGTTGTTGTTCGAACAAAACGATGCCAAGGTACGTCAGGACTTCTTAGATAGTGTCAATCCTATTTTGGATGCCATTAGAAGAGACAGAGGTCTTTATGACTTCAGAGTGACTGTAAGTAATTCTGTTGAGGATTTGGATCGTAATACTCTAAGTGGGAAGATTTATTTAAAACCCACTCGTAGCCTAGAATTTATTGACATTGAGTTCTTAATCACACCAACTGGAGCGTCTTTTGAAAATATCTAATTCTAAATGTCAACAGTTAAAAAAAAACGTTCTATCATTTCGGAGGGTTTCGATCAGTTCGGAACCCCCGATTTGAAGTATTATGCCTTTGACTGGGATGATAATATTCTTCAAATGCCAACAAAGATAATGTTGGTGGATGATGGGGGTAATGAAGTTGGTATGTCAACAGAAGACTTTGCGAAATTCAGATCTAAAATTGGAAAGAAAGACTTTGAATATCAGGGTCATAAAATCGTTGGGTATGCTGAAGATCCCTTTAGATTTTTTAGGGCTTTAGGTGATAAAAAGTTTTTGTTTGATACGATGAATGCTAAACCAGGACCAGCTTGGTCAGACTTCATTGAAGCTATTAATAACGGATCTATTTTTTCTATCATCACAGCTAGAGGACATAACCCGAGAACAATTAGAGAAGCTATTTATAATATGATCATACAAAATCATATGGGTATCAACAGAGATTTACTGGTTAAAAACCTGAAGAAGTATAGAAAGATTACCAAGGAAGGCCCAACAAATACAAAAGATCTTATAAATTACTATATGGATTTGAACAAATATTACCCAGTTACCTTTGGAGATGAAGGTAGTGCTTCAAATCCTGAAGAACTTAAAGTAAAAGCACTGAGAGAGTTCATCAACTATGTCAAACAACATTCAAAAAAGTTAAATAAAAAACTTTTTATGAAAGATAAAATAAGTAATAGATTTACACCAACAATTGGATTCTCCGATGATGATAAACAAAACTTAGAGAAAATTAAACAAGAATTTATTAAAGAACCGATATTAAGAACATATGACACTTCATCTGGAACTAAAACCAAATTCTAAAAAAATTAAATAATATTTTATTTAGAACTTCTTTAAGAACATATA